GCTATCGAGATCGAGCGCGTCACCGGGGAACTGGCGGACAGCAACTCGCGGCTGGCGGCGGTGGGGGCCGAATTAGAGTCTAATGGATGTGACTGCTCCTGCGGATGCGATACAGACGGCCACGGCCCAGACTGCGACCCATGCCTTGCTTGCCGAATTGAGGCAGTGCTGGACTCCCCGCCTATCACCTGCCCCGGTTGCGCCGACAAGCAACTACAAATTGATGATGAAAAAAGCGTGTTCGGGAAAACGCTTGATGATATCTGGGGCCTGATCTATCCCGGCAAAACAGACTGGGAATATGGCGGGATGGTATACCGGCACGTTAAGGCCGAATTAGATGACAGGGCGAAGGCAATCGCCGACAAGGACCGGCGGCTGGAGGTGGCGACTAGGCATCTGCAAGAAGCCTATGAAATCGCCCACTACTCCGCAGATGTCAATACCGCAACGTATAAAAAATGGCGGGCGTTTTTGTACCCAGAAATGGATGAAGACACCGCCCTGACCGGCGACCCGAAACACGGCAGGCTGATTGCGAGGGTGGAGGGGTGGACAACTCCGGGGTTTGAATCTTCAAGGTTCAGTGAGCCAGTCGGGCTGTTGAGGGTCGCTGGTGAATTTGTTGAGGGGTACAAGCCCGTCACCTGCGACATCCGCGAACGGGAGGTGTGAGATGAAAGTAGCAAAAGAATTGTGGGCAATAGTTGATCATGATGGTCATGTTTGTTGGAGTCGTGGTGGTTCTTCGACACCTTCACGGTTAATGGTTTATGATAATGAAAAATCCGCTGGTCGTGCTCTTCGGTCTATTTGGACAAGACAAGTCATTCTAGCAGAGTCAGTAGATATTGTAAAAATATACCCACAAAAAGAGGAGTAAAAATGAGGGCTTTTCTGGTAGGGGGACCGCAACTGGCTCTTGGATATTTCCAAGAATTCGGCAACGCCATAGCCTACTGGAATTACCTGACGTTAGGTGAAGGTGTAACCGAATTGCAAAATTTGGGAATTGATCCTGAAGAGATTCAGATGTATGAATTGAAGTTCATGGAAGACCTCAACCCCGAGCTAATTCTACATGTGGATCAAGCCAATGAACACACTAGAGAAAGGACAGCAAATGACGTACAAAAATCTTTTGATGAGGTATCTAATGGGGTTGGTGAAAAACAAGGGGACAACCCAGAGGTTCTGGTTGAAACCACACCAAATTCAAGAACAATTACCTCGATTAATTCTGGCAGAAATGTACGACATGTGGAAAACGAAATCAAGCATGACTCCAGAACTGATAACAGAAAGATTGATAAGAAACACAAAGCATCTGGAAGTACCAGAGAAAAAGATTCTGGCCTTCATGGGAATGGCTCTTAAAGGTGATGTAACAGCACTCGAAGTAAAAGAACTTCATAATGCCATCAGTAGACATTTCGTATTCACCGAAGCTCGAGAAACTCTCTCCAATCTAATTACCACCATGGATGCTCCCGGTAGCCTTGATTTGGCTCTGGAGAAGCTCAGGAGCCTCAAGGGACTTGAACCCGAGGCTGAGGCTGATCTCCAGACACAGCTCATTCAGGCTGGCGAGGATGCCATCAGAGGCAAAGAGAACCTAATCCCGTTTGGTATCAAAACTCTTGATGAAAAGCTGGCAGGACTCAACAGATGTGAAGTAGAAATACTTGCAGGTAGACCGGGACATGGAAAAACCAGCCTTGCCGCTCAGTTTGTGCGAAACTGGTTGGATATGGGATTTAAAGTACTCATTATTTCCAAGGAAATGACCACCAGCAGACTCTTGCATAAGATGATTGCCAATCAGTCTGACATCTTGACCAGCAACATTCTAAAACGTGGTGAGCTTACTGATGCTCATAAGGTTGAACTCAAGCGTGTTATTAAAGAAATGATGAAGAAATATGAGGGTCTGCTGTTCGTTCATGATGATATTTATGATTCTCATAAAATCGAAACTCTGGTTGCCAAATATGGTGTTGATATCGTAGTGGATGATTTCATCCAGCTTTCAGCTTTTGATGACAACAACATCAGGCTTGAAATTCTGCGGTTAATGAAACATTACAAAGAGATTGCAAAAACTTATAATCTAATGTTCCTTGTCCTGAGTCAATTGTCTCGAGGGATTGAAGGTCGTGATGATAAACGTCCACGACTATCAGACCTGTCTGAATCAGGTGCTCTTGAACAGTTAGCGGCTGATGTGATCTTCGTATTCTATCCGTTCAAGGTTGACTACGATGACGACCAAAGTAGAGTTGAGGTTATTGCGGCCAAGACTCGATATGGAGAAACCACTCTGTTGGATCTCCACTTTAATGGTGATCACATGCGGTACTCTGAACAGCAAGGAATCAGGAATGGACAAGCCGTTTAACGACCCGAAGCAAGGAATAAAGGTTATCGATGTTGCCATCGGTCATCTTGCTGAGGACTCCAATGACACCTTGGCTCACATCAAGCGACTAAAGAAGGTTCGAAAGTTGCTCGAGATTGTTGACGATGGAAGCTGGATTAACCTGAAAGAACATGGTATCGACAATCTTGATTATCTCTATCGACAGGCACTTCAGAAAGCCTCAGAAAAGGTGGGTAAACATGTCAAAGTCTTTGAATACGAGAGTCGTAGAGAGAGCTACAACGAACTCCTTGAAGACGATGACGCTTCTGATTGAGTATCCACCAACAGCCAACCATATGAAAATACCAATTGCAATCAAGATGATTGTAAATGGTAAACCAAAATGGGTTGGCAGAATGATCCTTGCTCCAAAAGGAAAAGCTTACTACAAAAAGATCGGCACTGCATTAGCAGGAGTTGAAACTTTAGTTCCGCCTTACGAGGTGTTGATTGAGGTTCATGTTCCTGATTTGATTAAGCGTGATCTTCCCAATGTAGAAAAAGCCTGCATGGATGCTTTGGATAAGGCTGGAGTCATCACTGACGATAGCAAAATTACTCGCATTACAATGGAAAGATTTGAACCCTATCGCAAGAAAGGTATTCTTGTTGTTCAAATTAAGGAGGTTGAGGATATTGCTAGGAAACGTAATCATTCCATATTCTTTGGAAATGGACAAAATCATGAAGACTTTTCACCACCTACACTTATGGATTAAAGACACTGATATTGCACTAGAGGAAGTTAGTTTTAAATTCAATGCACGAAACATGGAAATATACTTAGACATTGATATTGCTCCCCATGTAGTAAATGTTCAACATGTTGAAGACTTGATGAAAAGAATTAGAAGCGCAACGCTTATGGATTTTGACATACATGAGACAAAGCAAATAAACATTGATCCAGATGAAAGCGCACATGCTGTTCATTATTTTCATGCTGGACCGATAATTAGAATTGACTTGCACAGTCCTTCTGTGCTGGTATAGTAGTAATTTAACCCCTTTCGAAAGGACTCTCAGGTGAGCAGAAACAAACCCATTCCCCAGATTCCTCGTAGCCGTCAGGCACAGGAAACCCCCCGTCAGCCGAACCCAACTGAGATTGCCAAGAACAACTTGATGCAGTCCATGAATTCTGTTGGTTCTGTTGCCAACAATCTCTTGCAGGCTGAAGCTCGATACATGGGTATTAGCGTTATGCAGGAAAGCACATTGGATCATGCTATCGATCTAGCTCAGATGTTCGTCTTCAAGATGAATGCCATCACTCAGCGTGAGCTTGAGTTGATCGATGAACAGATTGCTGAAGAAGCGAAGGAAGCAGAAGAAGCGGGAGGTACAGATCCCGAACCTGCTGAACCCGAGAAGAAGGAGGTCCCGAATTGAAACGAGTCATCTACATCCTGATGATTCTGATGCTGGCTTCGGTCAGTGCTCTTGCTCAGACTGAGTTCGAGCATGAATACGTTTGGACTGCTCCCGATACTGTTGGAGGATTCTGCCCTGCTGAGGGGTACGAGATGGAAATCCTTGAATGGACTGGGAGCCATACAAATTATCCGAACGGCACCAGTTCTTTCGATGACACAATTGCTGATACCACTCACACTTTCATGAGCCCTGCTAATACTTGGCATCGAGTTCGTGTTCGTGGCTGGTGTTACGGTGTGTCGGTTGCTGATGGAGATACATTGATCGGTGAAGAAGCGATATTCGGCCTCTATTCAGAGTGGTCGAATTCCAGAAAGCAGGGAGGTCCACCCCGCAAAAGCGGGACTCCCATACGCCTGCGCTTCTAGGCGCGATTATCATCGAAAATATGGGGGGGCTTTGTGGAGCCCCTCCTTTTTATTGAGCGTAGTTTTGTTCTTCTCTATTGATAGCTTTTTTCCGTTCCTTAACTGCTTCGATATTCGACCTTTGTTTCTCAGTCATCTCTTCAGTGTCCTTGCGATTCCACTGGATATCAGTGTTGAAAACATATCGTGCAAGTCCCCTGATTACCTCACTGCCATTCTTGTCTCTTGCCGCTTGAAGAACAGGAAGGCCCTTGCTTGTCATGGGTGTGGATCTCTGAAGGTGATAGATGAGTGAATTTGTCCTGTCATAGATATCCCAATTTGCATCATCAGGGGTTGGTGACAATCCGATGGTGTGTTTCAAGCCCTCAGCCAGCTCTTCAGGCCATGTCTCTGAGCCGTATCCAGCCTCGAGAAGCCCGATGTTCACTAGATTCATAACGTCCTGCACAGGGGGTCCTGTGACCGTTGAGACAACACCCTTGCCATAAAAGGCTCTGGGCCTGTTCTCATCGCTTGAGAGATCCTTGAATCCTCTGGCCCAATCTACGATGGGATGAGCAAATACACCGTAGACACGAACACCAATGGCTTTACCCAGACCCTCTTCATCAGCCAGCCATGCTCCACCAGCAATTGCCGCTAACATCGAAGACAGATAAACAGCATCACGATTAAATGACTTGCCCTTGAATAAGGCGTTCTCAGCTTCTTTGGTGCTTCCAGTTAGTCCAGCCTTCAGGCCGCCAGCCTTTACTCTTCCAGCAGTTCTGGCAAACGCAAGGTACATGGCACTCGTCCATGAAATTCCATAGTGCTGGAACATTGCCATACCCTTGCCAACCTGAAGACCGAAGGGGCTCCATCCCTCGATGTAATGCCTTTCCATCTTGTCATAAATCCACTGGGTTTGGCCCATGATTTCAAAGCCCTTGCGATTGGTAATCTCTTTCGCAAGTTTCGAATACTCGCCCATATATTCCTCTGGGTCTTGGCTTCTGACCTTTTCTCCATCCAGTCTGAACTTCTTGATAACAGATTCAGGTACTCGACCTGTCTGAAACAGAGGCTTGTATCTGCTTTCAGCTTCTTGGAAGCCAAGTGCAGAACCTACCCGGTGAGCCTGTGATCGTGCTTTGTTTTCCACTGGGCTCCACCCAATCTTCAAAGCGGCTTGAGCAAATGCACTGGTGCCTTTTTCAATCTCCATTACAACTCTTCTGACCCATGCATCATGCTCCAGCTTAACACCAAGATTTTTATGAACGAGGTCTTCACCATATTTTTCCACCATGCCACTGACAGCATCGTAAGCCATGTTTTCATTTTCCCAGAACCTTTTTACATCGAGATCAACCTTCTCACCCTCAGTATAGGTTTCAATCTGAGCCTTGTTATCCTTCATAATCTTCTGTGCTCTTTTGATCCCGCCAAGACCGACAGCGGCCACTAACATAGCTGTACCTTCACCATAGTTCCTTGCCCAACCACCGATATTCAAAGCACCCAGCTTTGCAGTGGCATACAGGGCATGAGCAGAGCGGCTCAACTGTGCATTGATCCCATGGTCAGCAGTTCCCATTACATCGGCCCTGAGTACATCCAGCTCGTTCTTATAAGCCTCGAGATAGATATCCAGTTCCTTGCCATTGCTCTTCTGAGCAATATCCCAAATGGTAGAAATCTGACTTTCCAGTTCACGGGAAGCACTGGTTACAAAATTGGTATGGAGCATCTGTTGACTGTACTTCAATAGTACGTCAATGACGTTGCGGTTCCTGCCAGTGGCTTCAACAGGTGTAGTCCTGTGCTTCATGAAGTCTGCTACCATGCGGGTGATATTTCCCTTGGCGGCCTGTTCGTTAATGAAGGTTTGCTCACTCAGTTTGTTGACAAGATCCTGCAAGAATACCCCGTCTTTGGCTCCAACATAGATCCGTGGGAAATACCCCTCGGTAATCTCTTCGAAGTTGAGGATGGAATCAACAAACTCTTCTCGTGCGGCATCAGGCATTCCCAGCCGTTCAAGGTGGAGACTGATAAGATCCTTTGCGTTCTGAGAAGTTTCTTTACCCAGCTCAACAAAGGGATCAAGGAATGTTTTAATATCGCTGGCCAGACCGCTGAGCTGAACTGCGTCTACACGGAGATCATTTGACAGCTTGCCCAGAAGAGTATCGTACTTGCGGGGCCTGCCTTCAGCTTCAATCACATCAATCATCCTGTTCATCAGAACACCAATAGGATGAGTTTCGAAAGCAGTCTCCATCACTCCTTTTTTCCTGAGCATATCCTCGAGCTTGGTCTGAGTCTGCTTCATCTTGGTGGCAAACTCTGGGGTCAGTTTCTTGTCTATCTTCATTTGACGATAGATTTCAAGCTGATCATTTGCATTGCCGATCTCGACATTGAGCTCAGCCAACGCTCTGATTTCTTTGTCGTTCTTCGAGCCGGTAATCGTTTCGATCTTTTCCACAATGGCCCTGACTGCACCTTCAGCCGCTTCCCTGCGAACATCACCACGCTGTTTGATCATGACCATGTTATCGTACACATGGTTTCCTCCAACCAACTTCTCGATGTACTGGACACGCTTGGTCAGGGGCATAGCTTTGCGAATCTTACCGACAAGCCGACCTGTTTCCTTAGCGTTCCTCAGAGCTTTTATCGGATCTCCCCCGGCTTTTTTAAGCATTCCCTGTGCGTATGCCTGTGCATCATTGAACTTGGCAATACCATCATTCAGGGTAGCTTGCATGACAGCAAGATCCGACTTGGACGGAAGCCGTGCGTTCTTGCGAATGTCCACACCAACGAGATCCCTGACCCACTGTTTAAAAGCACCTTCCATTGCACCAGTACCCAGACCTGTCTGCCTGTAATGCAATCCAAGTGCGGCTCTGATAAAATCTCCAGCGGCACTCTTGTCATCAATGACTTGCTTTTTAATCCTGATCAGTCCACTGATTCTCTCGGTGGTGTCCTTGTCAAGAGGTGTAACACAGTCAGCCATCAGCACTCTCCATTGTTCTTGCCCTTTTTGCGGGCATTCTCACGGTTCTTTTCGTGCTGGGTATTGGCACCCATATCATGGATCTCTCTCTCGAGTTCATTTCCAGAAGAGCCTAATCCATTATCGAAATCCTTGATATCGCTATCCTTGGTCTGGGCTTCAAGGTTCGAGATTCCTCTGGAGATCAAACCAGAAAGAGCCTCTTGTCGCTTCAGTGCCAATTTGCCGATAGCGGCAATATCATTCTTGGACAAGAAGAGATCCTGTGCTCTGAGGTTCGGCTTGGCCCTGACTTCAGGATCAAGGCTGGCATTCTTTATAGCATTTTTCTCATCAACCTGACGCTTCCTGTAGGATGCTTCAACATCTTTCCAGAGAGCGGTGTTTTCCAACCTGTTGATTCTCTCAGCTCTGATGTCAGCCATGATAGTTCCTTCAAAGTCGAAGGGCATCAATTCCCTGACACCGGGAATGTTGGTCTGAGCTCTCTTCATCGGCTTTACATCCACGAACAGGTTCTTCGCAGGATTGAATTCGAGATTGGTAGCAGACTCCATTACCGTTCGCAAGAGCTTGTCCTTGATCCTCAGAGCACCTCCACCTTCGCCCGATGCAATGTAGTCTTTCATCTCGTTGAGTTTCACTTCTGTTGGTCTACGAGTAGCCAACATCTTGATACTCTCTTCAATCGGATTCCTCATATTCCAGTCAAGACTATTTCGCATCAGGGTACGGGCTTCACCAACTCGGCCTTCCCAGCCTTCACGTTCGGTTACAACTTCCTGAAGCTCTCTGATATTCTTCAGAGTCCCGTTCCTGAATACCTCAGCCGTGACCATGCCGTTTTCACCAATCCTAGCCAGAAGACGAGAGGTTCCAGTTCCATCGTATTTCATCATGGCTTGGATTACATCCATTGGCATGCCCTTGTAGGAGAAATAATTGCTCCCCTTGTATTTGTAGAGACTTAGGCGTTCGGGCTCAATCAACCTGAGAGCCAGCTCATCGAAATTGCTTCTCTCACTGTTCAAGTACTTCTGGAAATACTGGCGAACGTAGCTGTCCAGATACACCTCCCGCACTCTGTCTTTGACAATGCTTCGGGTATCAGCCATTCCCTCACCAGCACCAAGCTCTTTCATCCACATCTGACTGCGGGCGATCCTGATTTGCTGAGCTTCTGCATCAGCATAGCCAGCCATCTTCTCAGTCATCATCTCTGGTGTGCTGGCCAGTGTACTGAATAGCGCAAGACCCTCGATAGTGGTGGCCTGAAGTGCCTTCAGCTCATCGCCCCTCGGGGAATCAATAGTCAGCTCCATCTTGCGGGCCTCGGCTTCGGCTTCACGAGCCTTAGCCTTCTCAATGGTGTACGAGTCCCGATAGTGCCTGTTCGGTCCCTGCTCTTCTCCAGCCCTTACCTTGAGGTACTGGATATACTGACGCATCTCCTGAAGTCCCTGAATTCTGCGAAGCTTCTTGAGCACGGGGCTTTCACCGACACCAATCAGAGTAGCTTCCCGTCCCATTGCGGCGGTGTAGGAATCGTTGCTGATCAGGTTTCCATTCATCGCCTTGCCTGTCCTGACAACCCACTGAGCAACAGCATCAGGGAACAGGACATTGTTCTGGGTCTTGAACTGCATAGATTGGATAGCATCATTGATGCTGGCATCAGCTTCACCAAGATATTGGAGCTCTTGAGTCAAGTGATCCTTGAGCCCCTGTTCGGCTGTTTTACCGTTGGTGTGGAAGATATCCACATATTCCTGAGCAATGTCGTAAATGGTACTCCACGATTTCGCTCTGGTTTCACCACCAGCAAACTCATCACGAGAGATAGAACCGATCTTGGTATAGACCCTGCGAAGGGCTCCAAGGATCTTCATATCCCTCTCGTTCAAATCACCCTTGCTTCCCTGTGCAGAGGGATCTCCAGTCTCAGCTTGGTATTTATCAAAACCACCTTCCCGTGTCTGCTTCTTCATGATGGGACCGAAGACAGCTTCATCCAGATTGACACCCTTCAATTCCTTGGGCATAAACGAGCCGGGAACATCAAGTACCTGCTGAATCCTTTGGAGCAAGGTGATCATATCACTGACACCAGACTCCATGATCTTGGCATAATCACCAGTGGGCCTGATCCTCACAGATTCCCCACCAGCGATATAGCTGATGCTCACATTGTCTGCGATCATCTTACTGACTGCGGCCCTGACGCTGATCATCTGACCCTTCATGATCTCAGCTTGTGCCTGATCAGCAATGTAGCGGAGATACTGATTGGAGCCCTCTTCAGCCGCACTGAATTCATCGGCTTTCTTGTCCACCAAGTAGGTGTAGCCCGGTTCGTTCACATCACCCTTCTGGGCTCCCAAGCCTCCCATCAGGTTTCTCAGTCTGAGAGTCTCAGCAATCACCTCTCGGGGCAGAGAGTTCATGTAATTGGCCTTGTCACCATCGTTATCGGCTTCCATGATCCCGGCAGTATCCTTGCGGCCACCAACCATCTGGCGACCCTGAGCCTCTCTGAGCCATCCAAGAGCATGCATAGCGACAGTATCATTGGGCTTGGCCGAAGGGGATCTCTGCATCACCATGAGCTGTCCGTAGGTAACAGGAGTTTTTCCCTCGTGATCCGCAAGCTCTACCTTGCCATCAGCAGACTTCATCCGATTTTCGTACTGCCAACCATCAGACTCACTCCAGCTCTCGCCCTGACGATTGCCGAAAAGCATGTCGAAGATGTTCTTCAGAGTACCCTGAGCGATATGACCATCTTTTCCGCTGGCACTTAGGCCGTTACCCGTGGCTCCACCATGGAGATCATGGCGCACGAAATCCTTGAGTTCAGTGGCAAAGCGATCGATCTCGGTACTTTTATCTCCGGTGAAAGCAAGATTCAAGTCCTTTACCAGACTGTCAATTCGTCCACCGTTCCTCGTGAGTGCTCCCACATCGCTGTTCTGAAGCACCTCACGCAGTACATCAACGACTTTACCAGCCGCACTGTCAAACTGACCCGGCCCAAGGTTCTCGGGCTTGAATAGGCCCTGTAGGGGGGTTTCACGGCTCATCGGTGCTTCTGTTCGGCCCCCGGCATACCATTCCTCGAGAATGCTGAACAAAGCATTCTCCTTGCCCTTGCCCAACAGCGGATGATCGGTCCATGTGGATCTCCGACCAGCAATCCCCTCAACTCCCTGTGATGGGGTATTGAAGTAGTTGTCACCTTGGAAGCCCATGACACGAGCCTGATGGGCATCAGCATGGTCGTAGCTGAACTGCTCAGTCATTGGCCTACCATCGGCATCAAGCTGGATACGGCCACTCTCAGAGCGTACCAGACGCTTTGTGCGCTTCACCCCGAAGTTGGCCCGGTCTACCCTTGTGGCCAGAAGCCTGTCTTGACCGGGAAATACGAATTCCATCGGGTCTAAGGCGTTTGTCTCATCAGGCGAGAACATCGCCTTGCCGCCAAGATCAGTATGACCCTTGAACAAGGTGCTCTTCATGACTGACAAAACCCTGTTTTCAACAGGTCGCCTGAAAAACAGAGCGGGGGAAGCATAGGGAGTCCTGAGCATCATCTGGTTCATGATACTGGCCCTGCGGTGCAGAACATCCCCATGTGTGGTGATCGGGTTCAAGTCGGCATCGGTCATCAGAGCTCGAGACATGGCCATCGAGTCCAGATTGATATCTCCCAAAACTGCGGTAGCCAAATCGAACATCTTGTCAGCAGGGAACATCTCATTGAAAGACTTTACCACATTCGGGTGCCAATCCAGAGCCATCTGGCCTGTGACCGTGGCTCCATTGGCTTCAGTGTCGGGCATCAACTGGAACCGGATATCTTCTGGCCTCATGTTGATGACACCTTCTTCAGCTCGAGAGACAGTTCCTCCACGCCGTTTCACCCTGAAGGCCGCTTCATGAATCGGATAGTTGGTCCCATCGACCATGACTTCCTTGAAATTCATCATGTCGCCCTTTTGCCCAATCTTCATTGAGGACTCAGGGATGATCATCGCAATCCCAAGTTTCTCCATGAGTGTCTGGACTCTGGCACTCGGCACTGCAAACAGGGGCTTTGTAGTTTGCTTTATGTTGTGGACCTCTCCACCCTGACGCACTGGACCGTGGGTAAAACCCTTCATCGTACCATAGGTAGCTTCAGCCGGATTGTATCCGTAGGATTCCACCATTAGCTCCATTGCGGCAGGATGAATCGGAAGGTTCCCGTCCAACTGCTCTACGCCCATGAGTTGAGCAAGCTGTTCCTCGGATACCGTGAGACTCCTGAATTCACGCTCGAGCCCAAGCCCATCGGTCATGTTGTCGATCAGCTCCATGAACCTGTCGCCGCCCTGCGGTCCACCAGCTTCAACATCATGCCTTCTGACGGCCATTTGCATGGCGAGATCCATCTGCATAGCAGTAGACTGCTGTGCGCTATTACTGATGATCTGTTTAATCCGCTTGTTGTTCTTCACACCAGCAGTTCCAACAGCCTGATCCATTGCCCCGACACCAAAGATTTCCTGCCTCAGCATCATTCGATAAACATTGGACAACTCTTTTCCACTGGTAGAACCATCGAGAATCATATCGTAGATGTCATAGCTTCGAAGAGCCCCTTCAGGCATGTTTTCAATTGCTTCAATCTTGGTGTCTATAGCATCAGCTAACTGGCGCATGGTATCGAGCATTCTCGATTGCGAGTTGTTGTCTCCAACCCGACCATCAAGCCCCTTGGCAAAGTCCCTGATTGTGTCTCTGAACTTTGTCAGCTCAGGCTTAGTGAACGGGAGCTCAACCAGCATGCTTCTGCCGTCTGTTAGCTCAACAGTAGATACCCGGTTGATATGCGGAAGACCATTTTCGTCCTTGCGAATCAGGTGGTCGCCTTTTTCACTCGGATCAACAGCACTCATTCCATCATTGAGATAACTCTTGGCCCAATGCGCCCGCTCTGAACGATCATGCAACAGACTGTTCCCATTCGCCCTGTTGGTATTCGAAAGTTCACTGATCTTCACTCCAAGCAAATCCATCAGGACATCAATCCCGTTTCTCTTGCGGTTCATATAGGACACTGAAGAGTTTCCAACCGCTATCTTGGGCTGATGATCCATAACAGGCTCACCCTCGAGCCCGCCTTCCCTTAATGGAGAACGAAGATGTTCAATAGAGGCATAAGCAGTTTCACCCGGTTCAACGATGGCATATCGAGACTGTTCGCTGGTCTCATGGAGAATCTTGATTACCTGTGAGTCGGTCAACCGATCCACTGAATCCATCATCTCAGAGCGAGTCTTCAAAACAGAGGTATCTCCTGCGCCCCTGACTTCTCCAGCAGGACCCTCTCTGTGGATGTTGTCCACCCCAGTCCTGAGTGCATCGATATACCTTTTTCGAAGCTCTCCAAGATCAACATGTTTGCTGGCATCCAGTGATCTTGTAATCGAGTTCAGCTCACGCAGAGTTTCACGAGTGGTTTCGTTGCCAGCCCCGATCCCCACTTCGATAAGGATGTCCTGAATACTGTTGTTCTTCTCGTGCATTCCCTTCTGAGGAAGCAAAGTCGCCAGTTCATCAGCGGCCTGCTCAAGACGCTGGAGATATTTCTCCCTGATACCCTCATTCTGCATATCGGAGTGATCAATGATCTCCAGTCGTTCGATGACCTTCTCAAGATCCATCTTGTCAAACGCTGTGAGATCCAACTCAACATTCCTTCGAGCACCCTTCTGGAGAATCTTGATAGCATCAGTACCACGAAGCAGGAAATGTAGCTCTCGCATTGAACGAGCATCATTCCGCTCCAGTAACCCACCAAGCCTGTCGTGCAACCAGTCAATATCCTTGGTCAGCTTACGGCCTGCATTCTGCCTGCGACCCATCAGTTTGGTTCGCATCTCAGTGATCATGTTGCGACGTTCTTTGGCGTTCGTGGCATCAGCCAAGGGTTTCAGAACAGTCTCAAGAATGTCAGCGGTCATTCGTGCATCTTTCTCCTGCACAACGATCCGCTCAGGTGTTCCATCCAGCCGCCCCGTACTGGAGTCCCAACCATCGTACATGCCTTTGTCGATGAGCTTCTGACCCATGACCTCGTAAGCGTGAATAGCACTGTCGTTGGCCTCTCCACGAAGCTTCAGGATATCAGCATCAGAAGGCTCTTTGCCGTAGACTTCCCTGAACCCAGAAATAGCATGATCAAAGAGGGCTTCGCTTGTAACAACATCGTAACGCAGATCGCCAGTAGAAGAGGGATCTCCCACAGTAGCTCTAACGGCATCTACCAATGCGATGATATCATGCTCTGCACCTTCAACCGCTCTTCCAGTTTTTCCGACTAGCATGGTGGGCATCACAAGCCTGCGGCCCTTTGCACTTCGCCTGACATATCCGATATCATCAACAACAGCCATGTAGGCAACCTCGTTGTCGGTCAACGAAGCAAGACGATGCTGATTGATCTCACCAAGAGTTGCTTTGGCATACTCGTAGCTGTGAAGAGGAATACCGACAGCTCGAAGCGCACCAACAATGCCGCCCTCGAACTGGAACCGCTGGAGTTTGCCAACTTGCGGATGACTGCTCTCAGCAAAGGTATGCTTTCTCCAAAGTCCACTGACTTCGCTTTTATCCAAGAGGGTAAGATTGGAAGCAGGATTGTCATACAATTCATCAGTCGGGATGTAAACATCGGGCTCGTTCCTTGCAAGGTAGTGCAGAGACAAGAGCTCGTTCTTCTTGGCTTCAGTGAGACTTTCCAACAACTCTCGAGTAACCTTCTTGAGAATGTACTTCTGGCTTTGGGCATCGTAATCCAACAGCCCGCCAGACCTGAGAGCCTCGAGAACTCGAGTACGAGTCAACTGCCCTTCCTGCTCTGCAAGAATCGGAAGTACCTGATCATAAGCCATTAGCTCAGACGGCAGAGATCGTCCAGCAACCTGAAGATTATCAGAAAGCATGGCTGGAAGCTCGATGTTGTTGAGGTTCAATTCCTCATGAATATTCAACTCTTTAAGACCAGCCTCAAAGTTCTCCAGAGCATCGATCACCACATCCTTATCCATCCGCTTGGCTACATCAAACATGTCCTGATCATTGCGGATTTTCGCACCGGGAAGCTCCAGTTCACCACCAACAAAAACCTCACCTACACCAAGTTCATAAAGCTTGGCAATTTTGAGCATATTTTCGATTCGCATGTTGAGAGCATCATTCTCTTTGCCTTCAAATCTAAACTGGTGGGTCATCTGTGCGTCTTCAGCCTGAAGTCCACCATTAACCTGCTCATCCCTGAAAGATGTCAGAACATCCTGAGCCTTGCTTCTGACCTTGGCGTTTACTTCACGGTCGTTCTTCTGGACAGCCCTGACAAGACTCGAGAAGGTGAGCTCTTCGCCCTCTGTCATGATGTCACGCTCGATGAGAGAATCCTTGATGGATTTCGCCGCCAGCGAAAGTAGAACATCCCTGCGACTTTCGTTCATTCGGTCGAGAGCCTTCAGCCACTCAGTTCCGTCCTTTACCGGGTTCTTGCCATCAATGTTGAAAGCATCCCCGATATCCTTGCCTGTCCCGGCCATTGCCTTGAGGATATCCAGAGCATGTTCACGCTCGGTACTCGTGGTGTAGTTCACCTCGAAGTCAAACTGGGCTTTCTTCTCACCGGGACTCAGGACCTTCTGAGCCAACTCTTCTCCAGTGCTGGGCGAAACACCAGCGGCCTGCATAAAGCGAGCCATGTTGCTCGCCATGTGTCCATTGAAGCTGTCAATCAACTCAGCATGGCTCTTGATACCAACGATCCCGTTGATCGTCTTCTCTACAGGGCTGTAACCCATCTCAGGGTAGAAGTTCGTGGAACCAGCACCCATATACATGAGCTCTCTCTCGAGCCCTGCAAGCTCGATACGAGCGTCTGACCAACCGGGAAGGACATCGGCCCGCTCAGCTCTTATGCGACCTTGATGCCAGCCACCGGGGGCCAAATGGATACCGTCAGGAAATCGGGCTCCGTTAGCGGCCCAGAGTGACATGATCCCGTGAGAAAGAATGTTGGTGCCAAGTTCGAAGTTGATCCCATCTTCGGACCATTCCTTCATCATGCCGACACCACCAGTAGCCATGAACACAGCAGGGAACCTGAAGCCAGCAACATTAATGAAATCCCTGACCATTTCCTTGCCAGCAGTCTTGCGATACTGGTTCCAAATCTGATTCATGTTTCCTTCGAGTGAAGCAACAACTTTTAACCGTGCGGCTTTAACTACTCCACGAGGATGCTTTTTAGCATTGGCCAAAATCTCCAAATCACGTTGCAAGAAACTCAGACCATCAGAACCGGGACTCATTTTTCTTGCCATACCTCGACGCATACCGGCAAGAGGTGTTTCGAAGTTTGCTCTCATGCTTCGCATCAAAGCACCAGTATAAGCCAGCTCTTTATGACCCATCTTGCTGGGTTCTTTTGCGATGCCTTTCATCCTGTTGAACATGGCCTTGGTGGCTTTGACAATACCCCCCGGTTCTCTAGCTTTTGTAGCCGCACGACTCAAGAAGTGACGCACCGACTCTGCTTGTTTCATCCCAAGGATAGAACGAACATCGTTCATGATGATCTCATGAGCAGGAGTAAACTCCTTGGCAAGAATCTGCTCTGCCGCATCTTTGCTCAGCTTCGGCCCACGGATGTATTTCTTTGCCGCATCGTAGAAGTTAGCTTCGGGACGAGCGAGATATTTCAGTACAGGGGTTTTGCCCAGATTGAAGGTCTTGCCGCCCCACAAAGGAACAGTTCCCGGTACGAATTTCGTACCAGCCCCAGTATGGAAAAGAGCCCCGATCATAGCAGACTTCCAGAAGTTGCTCACTCCACCCTGCTTTTCGTACAGTTCCCATGCTCCAGTACCATAGAGCTTGCCACGCTCGAAAAACCCAACATCTTCAGTGGACTCCATAAGCATCGCATTGTGGCCCAGCATGGTATTCATCGTGACCAGAGAACTATGGATTCCCATCCCAAGCGCACCTTCAGCAGAGGTCAAGGCAAAATCAGCCAGCAGTCCTTTACCGGGAGCTTTGATGCCCAAAGGCTGGGTCAACATCTTCCTGAAGGTCTTTGCTCCACCACCCGCTCGAATCTCTTTGGTAAAAGCTGTGACGATTTGCTTAGTGGCTTTCTTGACCACCTCACTGCTGACATCCTGACCAAGCCTTCTGGCCAGCTCACCCGAAATCTCAGAAGCAAAAATCGCTGTTGCCGCATGAAGAGCCTCTTCCTCACCAGCATCAGTCAGTCGTCTGATTGTGGTAGCTCGAGCTGATTTCCATGCTTTTGTAAGTGTGTTAGCCAGTGCTTTGCCTACCAGTGCTTCGCCAGACTCTTTGCCGAGCTCGTGAATCACCGGAAGCTTGGCCAATGACTTTTTCAACAGACTCATGGTTGGTGCAATGCCGTATTCTTCAAGACCCGCCGCTGAAGATTTGATGAAGCCGCTGGCAAATCCCTTGCCCATAATGTTGGCCGCACCCTTGGCAATGAGATGCTCAGGGTATTCAAACAGTTTCTTGCCCGTGAATTTCGTAAGCCCAGTGGCTACCTTGACCGCCGCTTCTCCTGTTTTCTTTCCAGCCTGCCCAACTGCGGTCTTGCCCAGCTTCTTGGCCGCTTCCTTGCCGATGATCTTGGTTCCGGTTTTAGCTCCAACCTTGAGGCCAGCCTGAACCAACTTGCCGCCAAATCCACCGGGAACAAAGAAGCCAGCCAGCTCACCGATATGCTTGGCTCCAGTGGTATATTTGCTCTGGATGTAAGCATCGTTTTCTACAACGTCAGTCCAATAGCTTTGGTCAGTCCAACCAGCGACCTGAAGAGCGGCATCAACCGCATGCAACGAACCGAAAGTGATACCCTCAACAACACCAAGACCAGCGGCCTTGGCTACATCACCAGCACGGAAGACATCTCCACCGGGTTTGAGCACCGTCTGATTGTCTTGGAGCCTGCCTTCAATCTCGCTCCACGCAAAGTCATCATCGAGAGGGATCTCATCCATGCCAAGCTCAAGAGCCCGTTTGTTTATCTGCTGACGGGCCTGCTTGGACATCTTCTGGGTAGCCAGCACTTTGCCGGGGTCCGAAGCAAGCTGAAGTACATCGTTCCAAGAGGGGCCTTGAGTTGTGCCGAACGAACGGCTTCTGATCTGATCACGGAATCTCGAACGGTCAAATGAATCAGAAGTGCCTAGCACGTTCTTGATGATGTTGTCAGAGTATTTGGAGCGAGAGACTTCCCCGCCAATTCCCCGGCTGTCTGCTTCAGCAGTAGCGAATTCACCAAGTTTTGCTCTTTGGCTTTCCACTTGGGCATCAATACGGTTCTTGTATTGACCAGCTTTTGCTACTGCCAGATCAATGTCACCGTTCGAGCTGTCGAATACCTCATCAGCAATGAGATCCACCTGAGAGGGGGTGTACCCCTTCCCGTCAAGGGACTTCCTGATTGCGTTTCGCTGTTGGGCATTAGGCGTAAATGTACTTGTACTTGGAGACACTTTAAGCCCTCCGTAGGCTTTACTTCGGCTGAAGTGGCTTCTCAGCAGTTCCATTAACTGGTATGGTTAATTTTCCCGCTGACTCAATGGTTCGTCTGTTTCGAAAAAGTGGCGACCCCACTGTTCGCTTGCATTGACTCCGATAATACCCCACTCAGCGGGGCTTGTGAACATGTCAATCGCCAGTTCGTTTTCTGTCTGTCCATTATACATGGACTCGAGCCGTGCAGTTAGCTTCTCTTGATCAATGTGGAAAAGAGCCGCTGATTTAGCAATAGCTTTTTGTGCTTCTGGTGAAGTGGCTCCACCAAGAATATCAGTCCCAAGAGTAGCTGATTTGTTCATGATGTCCAAAGCAGTACCCATGGCCGCTTGAGCGGTGTTGATCTCGTTGGCACCGATCATGTAGTCCCGAGCACTCTGGGTTGACTGAGTACCGCCATAGAAGTTTTCCCAGATGGTCATCGAGATATCTCCACCAGTGGCTTCGTCCTCGACCTTGAACTCACCTTTCTCATTCACAGAAATGTGGCCCATGATTTGGTCACTGGCTTTTTTGTAAGCCTCAAGATCATCAATAGGAATCTGCTGATTGGATTCTCTTGCCGCATTGACTCGATCAATCACGGCAAACTGAGATGCAAATTTCTTGGATTCTTTCTGCCTTGCCCATGTCAAAAGCTTGGGCTTAAAGACATCGCTGGTTGCCTTGATCAATGAGGCCGTAATCTGACCATCACTGGGCTCTTGCCATTTACCGTCTTGGAAGAAACCGCCACCTTCGGAAGCTCTACCCATAACTTCATTGAGCGTCTGACCAGCAAATCCATCGACTGTTTCAAGACCCTCTTGGCCTTTCGATATCTGATACATCTGTTTCATGCCGGGATGAGAAAATCCTAGAATCTTGTTTGGATCTTGTGGGCTAACTCTGTAGAATCGATTGTTAAGAGTATGGAGAGCGTTGCCCATTACTCCACCAGCAGTAATTCCCACTTCCTGAAGGTTTTTCATGGTGTCTGTAATCATGGGCATTCCCATTGTAAGGGCCTGCATTCCCTTGACTACATTCTGTTGCATGTCGCTGATCAGGCCGAGCTCGAGCTGTGCCGGGAGGTAAGCCAATTTCTGAGCTATGGCACGAGTTTCATATTCGAGTCTTGCCATTTCAAATGGTTGCCTTTGGGCCGCACGATGTTCCTGATTCATGGTCACAGCCCGGTTCATCCGAGAACTCAAGATGCTTTCAGCAGTCTTGGCGGTCTCGATATCCATCCCTCGCTCTTTCAAGGCCACCTCATAACCAAGACGGTCTTCCTCCAGTTTCAACTTCTGGGGAAGAAGCTTTCGCTCAGCTTCCTGATTCGCCAACTCACTGTTGAGGCTCATCATCCGCATCTGGTTTTCCTCAGCCTGCATCTGCCTGCCACGAAGAGCATTGACAGACTGCGTAAGCGAGTCGATGGGGCTATTTCTAAATACGTTCGGCATCGTCTAACCTACCCTATGACTCCGAGCCCTTGTCCAGCTCCAACAAGATTTGAAGCAACGCTGGCTCCACCGATTACATAATCCCACCAGTTCATTTCCTGAGCCTCGAGCTGAGCCTGAGCAATGTCCCGCTCCATATTCATGCGATCTTCATGCATGGAAAGCTGGAACATCGTATTCTTTGCACCTTGAGCAACGGTGTCACTCATGCCGACTGCTTGATTAAAAGCGTCTGAAGCAACCTGCTGGCCAACACCAGCTACCTCTGCCGGAAGAGTAGCGTCCATTGCTCCGCTGTGAAGCAAGCCCTGACTCATCAAATTATTGCCACCCCGCTCCATCATCCCGCCATAGTCAAAGTTCCGGCCCAAAGCTGAGCGAACAAACTCCTGTTGCCACCCATATCCCAGACCTTCTTTGGCCATCTCAGTCAAGCCCAGCTCATTGGCCGTATCCCGAGCTCCCGTAGGAGATTCATCCAGTGTGTAACCCATGATTATCCTCCCGGCCCAAGTAGTTCGGGCTCTTCAGGTGTCCCCAAGGGTTCGCCATTGTATCCCGGTCCAATCGGCTGGCCCAAGTCCTCTGCTCCGTAGATCCCGCTGTAGAACATCTCCAGAAGATCAGCTCCAAAGCTCATCATAATGTTCTGAAGATACATCGGAACCTCGAAACGAGTACCATAAATAGTGCTCTGGTTGTTGAGAAAATTCGAAATGCTTCCGAAGTGCTTCTCAGCCATATCCTTGGTCAGAATGTTGGATTGCGTAACTCTTCGAGCATGTGCCGCTGAGACATTGGCTTTCCGCAGATCCTTCATCGGATTACCAACGAGAGGGATATTCTCCATCCCGGTAGCGACCGCTCCAGCGATCTTCCCGCCAATGCCCTGTTTCTTCTGGCCAGAAGCCAGAGCGATCCTGTGAGCCTCTTTGAGGGATTCGTCACTGAGGTCTTCAGCACTTTCAACACCCTCAACCTGCATCAGTCTGTCGATGTTGAACTCGTAGTTCTCATCGTACTTTTCCTGATCAACCAGCGTATTCTCTTCTCCACCAGTTGCGGTATCAATTCCCCGCGCAAGTCCATGAAGTCCATGAGTAAGCGAAATACTGTCAGCTACCACATCAATCGGGTTGGTCTGATTGGACTGATCAATCTTAGCCTGAGTGATCTCACGCTGATTCTGGAGACTGTCACGCTCCATCTCTTGCCCGATCCTTGTCAGACGGCCCTGAGCGTCAGCCTGCGTCTTCGAGAGCGACAAAGCCAGCTTGGACAGCCGTGCGGTAGACTCAGCCTTTGCCGCTGTCTCAGGGCCTACTGCGGCCCCCTTACCTCCAGCCGCACCAAGAGTCTGAGCATGCTTTCCAAATCGTGACAGAACGCTTGCTTGAGCACCCTTGAATGGGTTCGGCTGGATGTTGTATCTTTGCTGATACAGCTCATCGCTAGACATCGGAAACCTCCATCTTGACCCACTTGCCATCTACCTTGGTGCTGTAGAATTTTTGGCCACCATCTTCAAAGAACCTGTGATCCGAATCATTTCCATCGGCTTTGGCTGGCTTTCTGCCCATGATCGGACGCTCTCTGACAACAGTTCGATTCTTGTCCATATCCAGACGAAGCTCTTGAATCAAGGTACGAAGATCGTCTATTTCAACTTTTTGGGCTTGTACGAGAGCCCCAAGCTCTCTATCGTCCCTGTCCATGATTCACCCCCGTCTGCTTTTGCAAGGATGCTGAAATCCAGATAGTAGTTCTTGTTCGAGGCACTGATCCTTGTAACGTGCCGTTCTACCTCTGGGGCAAAGTCCTGTTCGTATCCATCAACATCGAGGGAAATCTTCCCATATGTCTCTGTCCCATCATCGCCAACCTTGCCCTCTGTGTCAATGTAGATGCGCTTCAGCTTCTTCTGGAACTCAGAACTTCCCATGTTGATCTGGCCCGTATAGATCCCCCAAGTAAATGGTCGCACTACAGTAGTATCATCGAAACCGTACTTGTTGATCGTGGCCGCATTTTCATCGCAGAACAGATACTCCTGACCACCCTGATTAGATGTTGCAAGGAACTCCAGCGGCAAAGCTGTAGTCGAAAGCAGTTCATTAAAGATGTGGTAGTGCCATGCGGCCCTGTCAGCGTCAAACACAAGAGCTTCGAGCCTTTGGTCTGACTCGCCATCATCACCCAGAGAAACGATCCAGAGCTGTCTCAAGTCGCTTCTCCATGCGAATGACGGAGTGCCTCGACCAACCATCTCCCGATACTTGTCGCTGATCCTGCGTTCAGGTGTCTCGCTGATGTTGACAATCTTCTGGCCATCGAATAGATAAGCGTAATCCACACCACCGAAGAAGACTCCGAAGGGTGTTTCTACAACAGCAGGGCGACCCAGAGAGTTGATCTCGTTGTAGGCTCCAAGTTCCCGCCATGACATACCAGAACCGCCACTGATGTCCATGATGTAGGCACTGGTCGAATGCAGGACCAAAACCCTCCCCTTGAACTCAGCAATCGCCATTCCGACCCCATCATCACGAGGGGCATAATCCACATAATTGCTCTTGGCCACTGAGCGGTATTTCCTGAATTCGCTGTAGGCCATTCGGCTGGGTTTGTTTTGATCATCCTGAATGAGATTCAACATCAGAAGCCGACCGGACGAATAGGCGATATGTCGGGGGTAGACCGTGCTGGCCTCACCCTGACTGTAGCCAAGGATATCTTCGAGGTCTGCCAGTCCTGTTTCACCTATGTCAAGATGACAGAGTAAACATTTCTGATTCTGGACCTTGGTGATCGTACCACTGCCGGGGTTGTTGGCATACTCGCCACTGGCATTGCCGTCAACGCCCATGTGCGTCATAAACGGAGCCATGTCGGCTCCCCACTCCCGGTGGTTAATTGTAACGTCTGCTTCTCTGAGCGGCATAGCGTCAACACCAGAGCAATCTATGGCAACCATCGGACAGTAAGTGAAAGCCTCAATCGCTGTAGTATCAGTGAACATCGTAGCAAGAGAGCCTGTTTCAGATTCAAACAAAAATACTCCTTGAGAACTCGTATAAGCCGCAGTGTAATTATTGTTTGTTGGGACGTTTTCATCCTCAAGCGTCATCGTAAGCGCACCACTGAACGTGAGAGCACGGGGCCAGAAGAACATCGTATTGGTTTCAAATTCAAACCAGCCTTTTGTCTCAGTTATAACAGTGCCGACCCCAACGCTTCTTGCCCTGATTGCACGAAGCACAAAATCAGCGTCAGGTGCTCCGTCATTAAAGCCATAAAGCGTATAGCCTATGTGATTCTCAGTACCGGGACGAGGATCAGCGTCTTCATTGTACTTTAAGATGTGACCTTCACTGGCCGTGATATCCAGATTCTCAAGATCATTGCTCATCATCTCAGCAGTATAAATCAGATCATAAGGCTGATCTCCAGCACTGTACTTCACGCCTTCCAGTTCGAGGATCTTCCGATAGACATGGATCTTTGAAACAGTTCTCGAAATATCCCTGCTTACCGCAAGGTTGATACCCAAGGCAATATTTCTTTCCCAGCTTACTTCAGCGGCAGAAATAGAGATTGTAAACGTGTTGGATAACGGACTGACCTGACCGCTCTGGAAAACGAACTGAACACCCAGCTCAACCGAAAGGGACCTGTCCAACGGAAGGGAAGTTTTGTCCACCGAGAACATGTCTTCCTTCAAGAATGTTCCAATTACAACCTTCTTCTCAGGGGACGAAGCGCACTCAGTATCAGCATCAGTGGTGTAAGTGCTTTCCATTGGAATATGAGTAAGCACTGGAACCAGCCCACCAACAGGTTCGAGAATCCAACTTGAAGTGCCGCTGGTATCTTCGTTCGCATCACTGTGATTCTGCATATGAGCAGGCGGCTTGAATCTGTCTCCTTCATTGATGTAACTGACTGAATAGACCCCAATCGGATCACCGCTGACGATGGCCGCAATGTAAATAAGCGTACCCTCAACAATGATCATCTCACTGTCAGTGTCCAAGGTGACGCCAAAGGAAAAGTCCTCAGTCACAGTAGCACCACGAATACGAAGATGAGTAGTTGTCAAGAAAACAGAAAGAGTTTCATCTGGATCAGCAGGGTTTGTCATGAACTTCATGTCGATGGTATTGGTAATGGATTCATCATCACCAGTGATGTGAACGATTTCATTGCGGGGAGTCAGTGTCCCCAAAATGTTGATCTCGCTGTTGAGGATTTCCTTGACAGTTTGCTTTGACAGGTCGCCTTCGGTCTGACCACCCGCCCACCCAATTTGCCAAAGTTCTTTCTTCGCCATCAGAAATCAGTCCCGTACATGAATCCAGTGCTCACGGTGGACTCGAGGTTGATGGTGTTTCGGAGATCACGCTCGATCCGCTCACCCATTGCCACATAATACTGAGCCTTGTCAAAAGCACTCAGTTCTTCAGCACAACGGGCCAGCATCCTGTAACGAAGAGCCCTGAGCCTCTCCCCAGTAAGAGCAGGAACCTCTTTTTCATCAGTGTCAAGCGTGACCCCAGAGGTCATTTCGTAATCGAGATAAAGCCGGAGATACTCAACGGGTTTCCAGTTTCCAACAATCTTGATGGAACCATTGGTCGTGAGTCTCATCGTTCCGTTGGTCAAAGCCCAGAAAATGGTAGTAGTCAGATTGAGAGTAGCATCCACAATCATCCGCTCTACCTCGGTGGAAAACATCTTTTGGCATTGAACATTGTCCATGTAAACAAACTGAGGATCAATCCAGTCGGCATCGGAACCTACAGCAGAATTATCAACCACGGTTGTTTCAAAAGATTCTTGTCGTGGGAAGAGACTTGCAACAGCCGCAGATTCCTCGGTCATGTAAATCAGAAGCATATCTGTAGACAACGAGTTGTGATCAGCATCTCCAGCCAGTCGGCTAATCTGGTAAAGAAATTCCTGTATCTTCATCTCTGTACCCCTTGCTGGCCCTGTGGCCCATGAAGACGTTCAAGAAGTTGCTTGTTGTAGAATGCCGCTCGTTCCTTGTCGCCGTACTTCAACCACAGATCAGCCAGAGCATAATCAACCATGTGGTAGTGCCACTTCTCATTGATTTCAGGATCAACGCTGGAGGTCAGTTCAGCAGGAACCCGCTTGTAGCTGAGCAGGATTTCCCTATCGGATGCGGCCCACCCGCCACCAACAACCCTGTTCAAAAGGATTGCATCACCAGCATCAGCACACAGCAGATCGGAAGTACTATTTATGGAGGTCAGTAAAGCTTGGATGCTTACGATCTGAGAATTCTGTCGTGCCACCGTTTCATAAACATCGGTGACTTTGGTATTCGGTTCCCACATGAGGCTGACGAGATCAAGAAAATCGGCAGGTCTTGTTAACGCATAGGGTACTCCGTAATCATCATCAGCACCCGTGTCCTCAGTCGGAACAACGGTAAGCACCAACTCAGGAACAGCCCGCCAGTCCAATAAACGGGTCAGGTAAATCTGTGCAGAATTGAGGGCCTGAATTACATCGAATGGATTCCCCTCCATTGATTTTTCCGCAAGACCTGAGAAGACCATCGTTTTCATTTCTTCGGTAGTCATGATTACTCCGCATCTGTGCCAAGAACCTCAGACCCAACGAAGACATTCACGGATTGCGTCCACATCTGATAAAGCATCGATGCGGCCTGTTCTTCCTCATCCTGTATTTTGCCCTTCATGACGGCATACTCAACAATGAGTTCCGACCATGAATCAGGTGGGATAAGATGTGGAGAAACTGTCTTTTTCCACGCCGTTACAGGAGCAGGAGAAGTCACAAAGGTCAGGCTGACACTCAGGTTTGTTTCGGGAAAAAACTTGATAACTGCTTTACCACCGGCAATTCCAGTGAAGGAACATGCAGGATATTCATCTGTGTGAAGAGCTCCCATGTTGTCTCGAATATGAAGAAGATCGGGGTGCGAATAAATCTTGCACCGTACACCATCTTTTTCGACTGTCACGGCCTTCACGACATCGAAATCACTGATATCCCAATCAGTCGTTATTGTCGCAGTTTCCAGATCCATCATCGTACCCAGCAGGGCAACAGGCAGAGCCTTGCACAGCATGAGAGCACCCTCATACATCCACTCATCTACCTGATCTTTTGATGGGGTCGTTGCCTCAGTGATCCTTACATCGAGCAAGGAGCCGACCCTGTTCCGTAGCTGATCGGAAATCACTGACATGACATTCTCCTATGGGGGGAACCGAAGCTCCCCCCAAAGTTCATATCCCTCGGCTCAAGTGCCAAGCTTCAGGATACAGTGGACGGACTCATGACGCATCTCATATCCCATCTCGGTGAGCAGGAAATCGAGCTGACCATCAACGGTCAGTTCTCCCACATTCGAGTGGAGCTGGGTGTCACGGCCCCGCAGGGGACGAATTTCGACATGCTGGAAGTCGATAACCAGTGCGTAATCCTCGTACTGGCCTCGGAACAACGGCATGGGAACGAAATACAAATTCCCGTTGGGGGTAATGACCTTGTTCACGGTCATGCCCAGCGAATTCGGAACCTGCATGATCTGGCCGAACGTCATCGCTCCGCTAGTCCCATCAGCGTGGAATGCCAGCTCCGAAAGAGCCATCATCCACTTCTGGGAAGCAAACACGATCTTGTCAGAACTGGGAGAATCCACAGTGTCATCAAAGATCCTGTAAGTCAGAGCGTTGAAACTGGCCATGTTCGCACCCGTGGGATTGAACACAAAGGCCGTATCCAGATCAGCATTCTTGGTGCGGATGAAGCCGGGAAGAGTGGCTCCAACACCAATGCCCTTGAACCGGGTCAGCGGGTTCTCGGAACCCTCCAAGGGGAGCAGTCCCCAATCGGTCCCTTCAACTCCACCACCCTGAAACAGAATGGCCCGTTCCAGTTCGGTTTTGTGCTGGATGGTTTTCCGCAGACGCAGACGCGCCAGTTCAGCACCACCGTACAGTTCAACAGCCTTCAGCGTGTTGGCGATACTGTAGGGGGTTTTGAAAATCTGGGTGACGTTGTGAGCGGAACGGCTCCTTTTGCGAGTTTCGTTCGGCAGACCGGAACCCTGAGCGTAACCCTGCAACTGTTCATCAGGGGTGAAGGTATGAACCGTCACTTCCTGAGATCCGGCGGCAGAGAACATGGTTTCCAGAAGATTCTCGGTCACGGCATTCGGCTGGGAGGTCAGCGTTCCGCAATGTGCTTTCCACACATCGGAACCGAAGTAACCACCAACAACGCCTTCAGTGTCCACGCCACTGCTATGATCAACGAGGATCAGAGCATTGGCAAGATCTTCAACACCAGCGTCAAAGGCAGTGTAGCTGTACTGCCCCGGTCCCTGAGCAAGGCCAGCGGCCAGCGGGACGAAGGTGAAGACCACATCAGCGGTATCAGCGCTGTTGCGGCCAGTAACATGGACGTAGATGACGGGCTTGGCGGCATTCCAAGTCTGACCCTTCACATCGGCGTAAGCGGCGGCCTCAAAGGCTTGCCAATCGCCACCGTGACGAGCCCTCAAAACGTACAGGCCAGAAGCCGTCCGTTCGAGAAGCATCTTGGTGTCCCGGTGAGTGAACAGCTCGTCTTCCATCCAGTGGAAGATAATCTGCGGGGTCGGGTTCTTGCGGACCATCGTGGCCCAAGACAAGAACGGGGACGCAGACGGGCTGATCAGGTGAATGTTTTTCTTCATCTCAAGGACGAAGCGATCAGGATTGTTGAATTCGGTGCCGTATCCAGCGAATTCGTCCTGACTATTGACAGATCCCACATCGTACCCTCGATCTGCTACGAAGGTACTGGGATTAATAATCGGCTGTGCCATGATTCAACTCCTTTAATCAGGCTTGAAGATCATCCCATTATGTTTGGATTAGCAACATAATTGGCATCTTCATTATCAGGTGTTTCTTGGTACTTGTCCCCGGTGGGTTTGTCCGTAGAGCCTCCAGCAGAGGCTACGGGAGCACCCCTCGGTGTACCACCTTCTTCGGTAGCGGGCTGAGGTGTTTGAGCCTTTTCCCTCGCTTCCTTGTTTTCGAATGCGGCATACAAATCCGCAATCATAAAACCGGAAGGGTTCGAGATTGTATTCACGAACTTATCAGCAATGTGATCAGGCACTCCACCGATATTGATCAAATTATCGAGGAATGTTTTCAGCTCAATCTCAGCGGCGGCTTCCATTTTTCCACGCTGACGGGCCTGTTCAGAAGTTTCCTCGGCGGGTTTCGCCTGTTGAGTTTCTTCCTGCGGGCTGTTCTTGGGAATCGGATTGCCGTAATCGTCTTCTTCATCGCCATCGAAAATCGTCTGAGCATTTGCTTGAGCTCGAGTCTCAACGAATTCACCGCGCATGTGCTTTTCGAGCACATCAACAAGATCACCGTTGGTCTTCAAAGCTTCCATGATATTTGCGAATGGGGCGTTTGCTTCGTTCCGGGCCTGAACCTCTTCGAACTTCTTACGCCAGTATTCTCTACCCTCTTCTTCAATCGCCTGCTCTTCAGATTTAACGACAGGTTGGCTGGGATCTTCATTCAATCCCAACACAGGAGGCTTTTCTGCCTGAGCGGCCAAGGGCCGCATATTTTCAGTCCAACCTTCAGGCCGGTTGTTTGTTTGCTCGTTTTTGTCGCTCAAGGTCAACCTCCATCTCAGCTCTCAGTTTCGTAAGGGCAAGCTCTCCACCCACACGATCCATGAGAAGTCCCTGTTTCGATTTCGCTTCTTTCTCCATCAACTTGATTCGCTCACGCATCATGCCAAGTTCGTCACCCATCCGTTTCCGCTTGAGATCCTCGGCGGCAACTGTTTTGATGGATTCCCGCTCCATATTGACGATGTGCTTGGAGCTACCCAAATGCACTTCAGCCTGCTGGAGCTGGCGGCGTAATGTCTGGTTGAGGCCCCGTTCGCTTTCGAGGGCCTCCTGCATACTCTGGACTGCGGTGTTGGCTTGCTCGACCTCACCGATCCTTTGCATGACGGCCTCCTTGTCAATGATGTCAGTTTTCTTGAGCACCTCAACACGGTCGATGATGCCCATCTGATACATCTCAAGGTAGAGATTCAACAACGCCATTCTGTTGGAAGGCATACTCGTTCCATCAACAATAATCAAGTCGTAATTCCCAACAGTGAGGTCGTTAAGGGTTTTGATTTGTCCGGTGAGCGGATCAAGCTCCATCTGATTTGCGAACACTTCACGGACTTCTTCATTGTCTTCGCCCACGACTCTCAGCATTTTTTGAGGCGAATAGGTCTGCTGGATCAGGTGCATTACCACCAAGCCCAGATTCCTAAGTCCCTGTTTTGCATGAGAAGCCTTGTACTGGATTTTCTGCTGACCTCGTTCCTCAAGGGCAAGCAAGCCCCGATAGGTTTCAGGAGCGTCTTGGTTCGAACCCATCATGTGAGCGAAGACTGAAAGAGCGTATTCCATATCTTGCTTAGCCTCGGACTCGAGTTGGATAAACGCAGGGGGCAAGGGCTGAGGTAGCAACTCCCTCGGCGGCTCCCCACCTGTCGCCTGATACTCGAGAACGAAACCGGGCTGAGATCCGCTCTTTGCAAACTCTTCCTTGTTCGTAATCGTGTTCTTCTCAGCGAGGAAGCGATAGTTTCCGCTCAAGGTGGCGTTGTGGATCATGATCGAACGCCGTTTGTTGACTTCCTGCTGAAGCCCCTTGATTACATCAACATCACCCATCGGGAAGGGATTGCGTCTGTGGTGCAGGAAGAATGGAACTAGTGGATAAATCGGGGTACGAAGCTCGTATTCATCCAGAGTGGTGCTTGTTCCGGCAGTTACCGTGACCTTGACGCGCTTCTCATAAATCTTGAGAGCCCTGATCTGGGAATTCTTGTTCTTCATCACTTTCTTGTATTCAGGTGGGAGGTTCTTGAATCGATGCACGGCCCCCGTCCTTGCATCCATCACCTTCCAGTAATGAGACTTGACCTTCTCGAAACACTCTGTAACACGAATCTTGCCCTCACTGTCATGGGCAATGTAGTTGATATTCACAATCGACTGATTCATTGCTGTATTTGCATTGGCCTCTGGCCTGTCGATGTTCGGGCCTTCGTCAATCTCGGCCTTCCCGATGATCCCGTCCTTGTTGGGATACATCATCATCAACTGCTCACGGGAGATACGCCTCGAAATGAGAATGTACTCAGCATCGCTCAGATCGATCTCACGGCTGTTCGGATCAGCATAGACATCCCACGGCGGCAATGACCGGATCATCACCTCTCCACGCCCCTCATCAGCGTAAGGGTCGATGTAGGCCAGCATATAGCCTGCTCCCAGAACAAAGAAGTCCTGCATGGTCTGTTGATACTGATTATCGCCCTGACTGATATGCCAGACATGCTGAATGGCATCACCAAAGACTGCCGCCGTCTTCACATCCCCGTCCCCTGCTGGGAAAGGCCGGAAGGTAGGCCGCTTGGACAGGAAGATCGTCATCTCCTGCTGGATGATAGGCATGGTCCTGTTGATTACCAGAGGGGCCATGCCTCGTTGCTGAATGATCTTCAGCTCTTTATCCGTCCACTGCTTCCCGTAAAAGAAATCCTCGCAGTTGGCGGCATTTACAGCCCAATCCATCCGCTCAGACTCGTAATCAAGGAAGGTATGCCAGATGCGCTGGGCCTTCGTGTAAGTTACATAACTAGCCATGACTCTTCCTCTGTATAGAGAACATCAGGCAGAGATTCTCCAACGAAATGCTCTGCATCAGGCGGGGTTAGGTGCATGTTTGCCATATGCAGTGCATCAGGTATATCATCGTGTGCCGCTCTTGGCCAAGCAAGAAGTTCTGACTCCAGCTCGGTCATGTGAGCCTGATGGTAAGTTGTTCCCATCCTGAAAAGGGGCTGTAGGCTCCTGATTCGAGAGTCTTTACCAACTCTGGGCTTCGTGGTCCTGATCGTAACATAGAAACCGTCTTCCTGCTCGTCCATCCGCTTGCGAAACTGCTCTACAACAGCTTGCTGGAACTGAACACTCTCGATATTGATCAAGGATGCTCCATATCGGCGGCAAACCTCCAGCATCTCATCTACAATCAGATCGATATCCTTGGTTTTCATCCGTGAATAAGGCAGAATGTACCGATTCAGGTTTCTTTCCATCCCGATGGGGGCAATTACCGTGAAATCAGCCTTATGGCCCTCAGAAATAGCCAGATCCACTCCTACGCAGACATTTAGAGGCATCCAGACAGGTTGATCGAACTCACCGGGAGCCTGTGAGAGCCGAATTGCAGGCATATGATCATCAATCAACTTGAATTCGCCTTCCCAGTACTTGAAATCTTCCCGCCTAAAGGTCTGATTGTCCAAGTTGATGGGCATATTCATGTATTCCTGCCAGAACGCATCGGCTTCGCCACGGTCCTCGTAGGATTTTTTGATCTTCATCAGTCGCTTCATCGGGAAACGCTCTGGCCACAAAGGCTTATCGTCCATGATAGCCTGATAAAAATGCGTCTTCCAGCTTTCGTCCTTCTCGATATCTTTCAGGTAAGCCCGCTCAGAAATGATCGTACCGATCGCTATCAATCGACCGTCATCAGCAAGGGAAGGCTCCACGGCTTTCGTGAGCCACTTCTTGTTCTTGTCGATGGCCTCTGGTGTAGCACTGTTGGTTTCGGATTCGAAATCGTCCAGAATGATGAGGTTCGGGCGGGTAATGGCTTTTTTCCCGGTGAGCGTTCCTCGAATCCGCTGGCCAGTACCACGAGCCACAATCTTTGCACCGTTCGAAGTGACTATCTCGCTTTCGGTCCACTTTGGCCCCTCCAATGATCCGAAGTAATGCAGGATACGCTCGTTCTCCATGAAGTTGGTCTTGATGATGCCGATGAAGTTCTCGCTTTGGGCAAGAGACTCAGAGATCAACAAGATGAGTAGATCCTTTTCGACTGGTTTGAATAGGATTCTCCACATTGGATAAATCACGCTGATAACCGTACTCTTGGAGTGGCCTCGAGGTGCAACGATTCCCAGCCTGTCGATACTGTTGTCCTGCAAGTCGGAATAGATCAATCGATGGAAAGGAGGAACGGCGGCACTCAGGGCTGGACCCATGAAAGTCTTGGCAAAGAACTCAATACTCTGAGCAGATTTCCTAACTATGTCATCCACCGCTACGGCCCTTTCCATTTCTCGTGATCCTTAGTTCTTTTGTCAATGCCTCAGTAGCATCAGCATTTCTATTCATGATATCCTTAAAATCCCGAACCTCATCTCGACCTTCCCACACACAATGGAAGTCGCCTTGGTCAATCTTGTGCTGAACATCTTCAGTGTAGTCGTGGATCTCTTTGACTCTCTGCTTCAGCAATGGGTCAAGGCAGACGGTGTGCGTTGTTGCATTCCCGCCCATCTTGGCCAACAAAAACTTGGATGCAAAGTACAGTATCCAGAATAGAACAATCAATAGAACACCGATTGTTCCGAGTTCCTTTAATTCGATTGCCGCATTAACTGGATCCATTATGAGTCCTTCAGGCTGGTGGCAGTGTAGCCAATTTTAAAATGCGAAACATGGAGAAGAGTAGACTCGCCGGGATTTGTTGACGCAGGTTTTACAGCAATTTGGACCTGAACCATATCGCCAGCAACCAATGTTTTGATGCCAAGATCCCCGTCACTTGTTAAGGTAATTTCATCCAGCTCGGTATAATGCTGAGGATAAATATCCTGCTGTGTCAAGGTTCCAGATTCGCTGTTGCTTGTAGCATAATATTCTGCCGCCTCGTTGGTTCTTGCGGCCTGTGTGTCGTAAATCTTTCTGGCCGCAATCCACTCAACGTCATACTCAAAGTTTGTAGCGGAACCCGCCGTTATCCCCGTATAAACTCTAAGGGTGATCGCCGTCCCAGCCTTCCAGTCTTCAGGAAGAACAAACCAACAGCTGACCCACTCAGTAACAGGATCAGCAATCGCCGCCTGAACAAAAACATAGCTACTGGCCGCGCCCCTTGTGGCCGCATAACTGGGAGAGTTCGTCCAGTTGTACGAAGCAAGAAGTTGAGGCGCAGGGATGATCAAGGTTCGGGCTACACCACCAGTTCCATACAAGTAATCATCAGCCGTAACCTCGGAGTCCTTGAGCAGTACCCCTTCTGCCGTGATGCCTGCGGCGGTGGTGGACTCCACAAGGTCATCAACGTAGATGATCCCCTCGACCTCAAGATCGTTCTGTACGCCAAGGTCAGCACCACTACCAGAAGTATCGCAAGCAAGGTTGTGGAAAATCCCTTGACTCTGCCAGTATGCAACGGTGACGATATCGCTATCTGCTATCGCAGGCCCAGCGCAGAGCATCGACCTCGGGTTGTAGGTGGCGTTGCCTACCCCGCTTTTGGGTAGACCGAAGCGCATCAAGCCAGCACTGTCGATGACCGCAAACTCGATATCTCCAGTAACAGGGCCACCGACATTCTGAATGAACGTGGCCCCATTCATATTGTATCCACCAGCAGATTTGCTGGTCCGACCCCAGACCGAATTTCCTATCCGCACAATCCCATAATCAGGGGTGGCCACATCACCGATGGTTACATCGTAATCAGTCAGTCCACCAGCCCCGTTGTCCATGAAGTTCCAGAGGCCAGTGACAGCTTCATCTGCGGCAAGACTGATGGTGTTGAGGATATGGCTGGCATCTACACGAGCCTTTGCTCCCGTTGCACTGGCATCCTCCATCAAGAAGTAATCGCCAGTAACAGGGGTACGGGAGACAAACCCATTCCAATCGCTGGAACCTCTGGTCAACTGGGCATCATTTGAAACATTTCCAAGCCCGACATTGGCACTGGTAACACTGTGAGGATTTCCTGCGGTGATATTTGCATGGGTACTGGCGGTGACCCCGGCATCGAAATCGCTGATCTGGGAAACCACATGGTCATGTGCCGTGATCGCCCCGGTGAACAGCAGATCGCCATTGATGTTTAAGGTTTTGTCAACGCTCATCTCATCGTCGCCGTCATCGAAGGCCATCGTAGCGAACGATGAAGCGACAAGAGGATCAGAAAGGGCAATGGTCGGAACCTTGACGCTGAACTCAGCTTCAACCGGACGAGTGAATGTAAACAACCCATTAGCTTCTGGGCCTATGCCGTTTTCAAATAGCAAGGCCGGATCATTGGTCCCCGGTGTGGCCGCATTACGACCAAAAGCTACGGACATTATTGTTCCGGTATCCGTATCGTTCTTTGTAGGATCAACGTGGAGCCCCTTATCGGACTCGATGCCTACAGCACTCATTACCAGCTTGCCATACATCGTTGTGATGTCGTTGACGTACAGCTTGCCGTCAATGGTGGTGTGGCCAGTTCCGGCACCTGATCCGGTAATCTCCAGATTTCCACCAGTACCAACACCAATGTATTTGTCTCCACCTGTCCCGGTGAAATGTATCGTTTTGTCTGTTCCAGCTTCACCAACCTGAAGCCCCGGTGCAAAGATCCACGTTGATGCTTGCCCGTTATCCGTAAACCTGACATGACCGCCAGTGTGTTCGATAGCCATTCCATACAAGATGCTATTGAATGTGATCTTTCCCTGCTCATAGAAATTGATTCCAGAACCCGTTGCACTTGTAAAGTCCAGCGTATCATCAGCACTGCCGGAAAGATCCATAGAGATAAACGAACCAGCCGCACCACCAGCTACAGCATCCATCCTTACGAACGCAGTAGTGCCATCTGCCGCCAACAACAAGGTGGTGTCAATGCCGTTATCATCTCCCGGCCCTGTATCCTTGTAGAACCTTAAAGTCCTGATATCTGTTTCTGTCTGAGTAGCGGCACCATCAATGGTGTCAGCCAGCTCAACTGTGCCAATAAAGTCGATATCCAATCCATGAGAAAACTCAAACAGTCCCGGTGCCAAGGTGCTTTTCTGTATCCATGAATTGCTGTGATCTACATTGTCATGAAAATAAAGTATGCTGTTATTGTTGAAGCCTTCTCTGTTTATGTAAATATGACTACCGGCCTGTATAATGCCAGCGTTTGGAACACCATCTATACCCGTTGCTTTAATCCACCCACCGTCTTGAACCAAGAGCTGGCCACCATCAACAAGCAAGGTCTGATCATTGATAACATTCAGTCCTCCACTGACGCCCCCAATACTTAAACCACCATCGAAATAAGACCAAGTATACCAGCGCATCCTGTGAGGGATCTGCCATTCGCTGTTGTCTTTACTACCGCGAATCTCAAGACCATCAACATCGCCACCAGCATATGCGTAAATACTTCCAGCACCCGCCGTACCGTGCTGATTTATATACAGGCCGTCCTGAGCCCAGAGACTTCCCGTGTCGGCTACGATATTCCCAGCAGATGAACTGATAGTTCCAACAGCATCAACCCCGGCAGTTGAAACCATGCCGAACCCGTCTGACGTATAAAGCGTTCTGTTAAATGAAAACCGTCCGACTTGGGAAACAATTTCGTGATCAAATATTAGTGACGGCTCAGGATTGGTCGGATGGCTGGTGAAGCCAAACCTGAGAGTGGTGGTGTAATCGCTAACTGTGGATTCCTCGTATGTAGGGTTGAACCACATGTCGGTAACTGCGCCACCGGCAATGTTGTCTTTCCAGCCAGTGTTTCCGGTTCCCGAAGTTTTGGTATAGAAGGCTGTACCAATGCCTCCATCTGACCGCTGATAAGTAGATCCGACAGGAGCACTGACAGCACCCTCGGGAGTACCACTTCCAAAGTATCGACCGCAAGCCCCGTTGCCTAGCTCGACATGGCCATCGCCCCAGATCGTGTGTGTTGGATCAGTGCTTCCAGCATCATAAGCGGCTTGGACCTGATACCCAGCTCCTTCTGCCCACAAGTTGACAATCGGAGAAGTAGCAGAACCTCCATACCACGACTGTTCATCCGTACTATATATGTTTGCTTTCTCCCGTGACCCGACCCCCATAATAGCTTCGATGGTTTTGGGGGCTGTCTGCGATCCGATAAATATCATGTTCCCATACGAGTTGTCCCCGAATTGGTAGAGAACCACGCTTCCCCCGAAGTTCTCTGCGCGAAGATGATTAAAATAATTAAAGGCTCCATCGCAATCAACAAGAGCAGGGCGATATGCCGTTGTCTGTGCAGCAGAAACTTCACAACTGACCCGAGTGAAACTATTGTTGCTCGTGTTCCATGAGCCACCCGCCTGTTTCTGGCAGTAGATAGCGGCACCATCAGAGCAATCGATCCCGTTAAGGAGAGATCCGTAATTGATAGACCCGTTATAGAAGGAATTCTCGTTTGCCCATCCTCCCCCAATAGAGGTTACATAGACCCCAAACTGGCAATCCAGAATGCTCTTCCATTCGATGGTATTATAAGCACATCCGTTCTCGTCCCCAAGAACCTCAATTCCCTTGTTGCATCTCCATACCGTGACATCACTGATCCGGCCACGGCTCATGTTCTTCATTTGGACACCAACCGAGCCAGCAGTCAATGGCCACTCGCTTCCGGCTTGCCACGGCATCTTCCAGAATCCACCAATAAGATTTGTATTGTAACAAGCAGTTGTGTCAGATTTTCCTAACCTGATCATCGGTTTATTGAACGCCAATGCCGCTAAGATTGTCGCCCCTCGAGCATCAACAGTGAAGAACCTCTGGTTGTGGTCGTTGGCTACTTCGATGGTATCTGAAATGAGGTAATTAGCAGGCGGGAAAAGAATGATCCCGTCCCCGTTGAAGATGCAATCGGCAACACAATCTTTAATCGCATCAGTGTCATCGGTCACGCCGTCACCAACAGCACCGTAATCCATGACGCTGTAGATGCTCCGAAATCCGGTCATCCATGTCAGGTTCCCATCGAAAACCCCGAGGAAGTTCTCGTTCTCAACAGAAAGATCATCTCCACTTGGGAAAATGTTTTCAGGATCAACTTGAGCACTAAACAGGAAATTGCTATTAGCAACATTCCAAGAAATACTCTCGCTACTGACAGTGCTTCCAATATAGATGAACCTGTCGGTGGTCGGAACCTCAACGGTGTCAAGATAGAAAACCCCATTGTCCACCTGAAGTGGTCCACCAAAGCGACCAGAACCACTGGTGAAGAAGTCCAGAGCGGAACCTTCCCAATCCACAAACGGAATTTTGGTATGCGTACCAGGAGTTCCAGCCGCCGTGCAAATCCAACCAAGGCCATTGGCTTCACTCGCATCTTCACGATTCGTAATTACGCCAAGTTTATTCTTGATCAAAAGTGTAGAGTTTTCTGGAGTCTCGTTTGATATCATTTGACCATGGCCAGAACCAGCGGCAAGAAGCGGGTCAACTCCACCATAAACATTGATATGCGCTTCTGCATCAACAGTATGAATCGAGAACGATCCAAGAACCATGCTGGATGTTCCATTATTTATCGACACATGAATATATTTTACCGTATCCTCAACAACGAAATACATGGGCCTTGTATGGTCTGATCCTTGCAGGTATCCTTCTGATACATCGGAAAAATACCAACCCTGATTCACTGTTCCATTCAGATAGTCAAAGTTTGTTCCACCACCGGAACCACTGTCTAAAAGAACTGTTCCACTGGCATCGTAACACTGAACATGAGTCCTGCCGCCAACCGAAGCATCCCTGAGAACTACAAATCTTTTCGCTCTATTCGTGTCAACATAAATTCCAACCCCACCGTTTCCGTTACTTAGGATACTCCCATTTGCTACCAGCAGGTTTACATCGGCCTCTGACACAAGACCAGTTCCACGGTCGAACGTATTCATCCCACGAAAGGCCATTCCTCCAGATCGATAGTAGGCCCTATCTGCCAGATTCCCAGAATGCCATGAGGAAGTATGTTCGTCATAAAGTCGCTCTCCGGTTTTCCTGAAGAACGTGGACGGCTGATCTCCTTGATCATCGAATTCTGTGGCAGTTGATGGAATAAACACACCCACCGTAAACGTATTCCACCTTGCTTCATCTTGAGTTACGACAGCAGGAGCATTGTTTCCGCTGGCTCTTTCAATTCTGGCATCATAAACAGCATTCCTGTTTGCACCACTCATCAACAGAAGTTCAGTGGGAACACCAGTACCATCATAGCTTATTTCAAAACACGGTGAATAGAAATAGTTGTTGTTCGGTTCGTGCGTACCGACTCCATCATTCCTTATGCGAATTCCGATGCGGTCAACATCCTGAGTAGACATAGCTGACCAAACACCGATCCTGCCACCAAAGAACTTATTCTCATTTACAAATCCACCAGTATTAAAAGCATACAAATCAACACCGATTTTGTTTCCAAGGATATCTCCAAGGAATGTGGTGTTATATGCACAACCTTTGTTGTCCCCAGAATACCTTACACCAGTGGTAAAACCTCTTGCTTCGTTGATGGTGATTATGGATCTATAAATATTCAGAAGCCTGATACCACAGGATGATTCGTTTTGCCAATCACTGAGAGTATTTCTCTTGACCCTTAACTGAATATTTCGTAACTGATTCGTATCTGAAGAAGCACCGACCTTCAGAGCAGTCTCATTTGCACTTCCTGTATAAAGAAGCCGACCATCCATGATGATGTCACATCCAGCAGGGACATAGACCTCGGCTGTCGTTGCGAATTCACCTTCGGGGAAATAAAGAACTCCACCAGCGGCGGCGGCGGCAACGGCGGCGGCTTCAAGCTCATCATGATCATCGGTTGCGCCATCACCAATGGCACCGTAATCCATGACATTGTAATAAAGGCCAAGACCGCTTCCTCCACCGGAAGGCTCGATCCAGCCTGTATCGTAATCACCGGGACTCAGCTTGGTCAACACGAAGCCTGTTGCTCCACCGGAGGGCATCCCGATATTGGAGCCAACAACCTTCTCACCAAACTGGATCTGGTATATCTCAGGAACTCGCTGATGAA